CCTACGGTCACGATAATAAAGATCGTGATTGCCTGGTATAAAATATACAGTATTAAAGTTAGCATTTAGTTTCTCCAGAGCCTGTAGCCCAAATTGTAGTGTATGAATGTTAATGCTTGCCCGATGATGATTATAATCACCTAAGAAGAAACAAGTTTCGCATCCCTCAGCTTTAGCTTTAGTAATGAACCAATCTACAAAATTGGCACAGTCTTGATTATGTTGTAGGCTGTTTGACTTAAGGCCGAAATGAATGTCGGTAAAAACAGCGGCTTTTTTGAAAAGGTTACTCATGTGTTTATTATATAGGATGTGGCACTACAAAGCAATGCCATTGGACAAATTATTCTTCGTAAACTGTACTGCTTGACCCAGAGCCCTGACGACTCCAACTTGGGTTAAGACCGTTAATTTCTAAAATATCATCACGTATGTTTTGATTACGCTTTTCTGTATTCAATACACGACAGAAACTATTTGTTATAGCAGCCGTGTAGTAAGCAAATGGATTTGCTGATTTAGCTTCATTGAATCGTAAGCCAACATATGTTAGTTGAAGGATAGCACTATTACGCATTTCATCGTTGTATGTATACCCACGCCAATTATATTTCATTGCGTATTTTTCGCACATCATAATATACATACGGGCAAGTTTGTTTGTGATTTTACCATGTTCTTTATTAAAAGAACCAGTCGGTAGATCACCTTCCCAATGACTTTTACCTACACAATAGAATGTATTATTTTCGTCAATTTTATAATGTTGAAATGGGGGAAAGTTTACTTTAACGTGAACCATGTCATCTACTTCAGCTTTAGTTGTATTATCTTCTAGGTCAGCAAAAATTTCATCTGGATTTGGTTCCTCAAACTCAAAGATATCTTTTGCTGTTTTCTTTTTAATTGTTTTGCGGGGTTGTTTTGGTGCGACTGGTACGTGATCCCAGTTCATTACACGAAATACTAAATCTGTCAATGGGATAGAATCGGGGGAAACTGAATCTTTACTACCTTGTTCTAAACTTAAACGTAATGCACGTGTTTCTTTTGCTACTTGAATTGTTTCGGGTTTGAAAGCGTATGCTAGACTCTCATCTAGTGGTGCTTGGGGCATGTCCACAATAAAATCATAACGATGATATTCTGGTTTAGTAAAACAGCAATATGCGTTTTTACTTTCATGTATCTCTTTTAGAATATCTTTGTTATTGAGATAGTTGACGGGTTTGCGTGGCGCGGGTAGTAGAGACATAGTTTCCTTGTTATGTTTGATGTAGTGTAACACATTAGTTGTAGAAAAGCAACAATTTTTTAGAGAAAAGGGAAAAGGCAGTACTTTTATTTAGCTAAATACAGTAACAAGGATTGATCCGATGCCTATTGAAAATAACAGTAATTATAACTACCCTATCACTGTAGCCGGGCCCACTAGTTTTACGGCGACTGCTACGGGAGATACAGCCGAGATAGCAGAAGCGACCGCAAGAGCGCAAGCCTTCATTAAAGCCACCTCTACCTATGGTGTGGGTACTACTCAAATAGTAGGTCAAGAAGAAGTTAGAGTTAGGTTAAATAATGATGCAGAAATTTTTGGCAGTGAAGTTCCTACAACTTATACCGCAACGTATACTATTCAAGCAGAACAAATAGCTCCAGCAAAAACGCCTGAGCCAGTTCCGGTAGCTATACCACCAGAGATCCAAGTACCAACTACACCTCCCTTTACACCGCCGCCAATAGATAATCAACCAGTAGTTCCAGTAGTAGCTCCTGATCCTCCGCCTAATTTTGCACCAGTAGTTGCACCAGCTACAATTCCAGACAATCCGGGACTTGATGACGGGCCCCAAATACCGAATCCTGTTAAATTGGTATCCCAAGAGATACCTATTGGTAACCAAACAACTGATGTAATTACACCTCCTTCAGCAAATCAACCTTCTAATTTACAAATTGCTAGTGTTGTTGCTGTTCAAGGACTTCAGGCTAACAAGAATCCAGCAGTTTCTGAACAATCAAGGCAAGATGCAGTAAATAAAAAAACAACAGATGATTGGCGAGTAAGATTAAGTTTAGCACCAAACACAGACTACTTATATAATGCAACTCCTGCAGGCATATTATTACCGTTACAAAATACGGATGGTGTTGTTTTTCCTTATGTACCACAAATACAAGTTTCATACGCTGCCAATTATGAAACGTCAGATATTGTACATAGTAATTATAAAATGATTCAATATAAAAATAGTGCAGTAGATCAAATAACCATAACCGGCGATTTTACCGCCCAAGATGCATTTGAAGCAAATTACTTATTAGCAGTAATACATTTCTTTAGATCGGTTACTAAAATGTTTTATGGTAAAGATCAGGTGCCCAAACCAGGCACACCTCCACCGTTGTGTTATTTGCATGGGTTAGGAGATTTTCAATTTAATTATCATCCATTAGTTATCAGTTCATTTAATTATAGCTTACCGAACGATGTGGACTATATACGTGCAAGCAGTCCTACATTGGCACCCGGAGCTGACTCAACTGCATATAATCTTAAGGCTGGAACACAATCAGCGGGAGACATTAGGAGGAAACAAGGAGAAAAACCATTGAATACGGGTGCAACAGTATCACCGGCTAACTTTCCAAATAAAGCAACAAACACACAACCAACATATGTACCTACTAAAATGAGCATTTCAATAACAGCCTTCCCGATAGTAACTAGAAATAATATTAGTAATACTTTTAGTTTAGCAAAATATGCAACTGGTGCATTATTAGAGGGTAATAAACTTAAGGGCGGAGGAATTTGGTAATGGCAAATAACACATCATATCCAGCAACAAGTCCATATTATTCAACTGACATAGTTAATAGTAAGTTTTTAGATGTAATGATAGATAGACCTATCGTTAAAGACCAATCAGATATATATTGGGAGATTACATTAGTATATGAATATCGTCCTGATTTATTAGCATTTGACTTATATGCTGATAGTAGATTGTGGTGGGTATTTGCTAGTAGAAATCCCAATAGATTAAAAGATCCTTATTTTGATTTCGTAACAGGGGTAGGCATTTATTTGCCTAAAGCAGAAATGTTAACACAAATATTAGGACTATAAATGGCAACAATAGGAAGTACAAAATCAATTCCTAATCCCGGGTATAGTCCATGGACATCAAAAGTCGAATTGGATACGGATACAGGCAAACAGATAGCGTATGTATACGGAGGATCAGGTAAATTATTATATACTGGCACACCGCAAGAAGTAGTTAGTCAAATTCCTAGCAATAGCTCTTATAATGCTGACAAAGCTTTTTTTGACGGATTAATTAGTACCATTGATGGGCAAGCTGCCGGGCTGACAGCACAAAACAATCAACTAAATCCTCCACCAAACACAGAACCATTACCGGTTGCAACCAATGCCACCCCTAATCCAAACACTCTCACGGGTACTGCCGACGCAGATAGTGGTAGTGAAGCTAAAAATGTTCAAGCTAAAAACAATCCTCCTAATGCTAGCGGTGTGTATAATGAAAATAGTAATGAAATGGAAGTGCAAGCTAAAAATTATGCGGGTTCTACTCAAGCAGGATCAGCTAATGTTGCAACAAAAAGACCAGGGTACACAACAGGTGAACTCCCTGGCTTAAGAATACAAAATCCATTATCAAATCTATCTAGTTATACATATCAGACAACATTATATATGATAACACCTGATGCTTATACTGCCTTTATTGAATCGGGTAGAACTAATATTGATGCAATTAAAAAAGCAGTAACCACGTCGGCTGCTGCCGCAGTAAAAGCTAGTGAATCAGGCGCATATATTGTTGCACAAAGTGGTGGAATAGGACCCACACAACAAAGAATACCAGGAGCTGACTTTGACTTTTATATAGATGAGTTAAAAATTTATAATTACCTACAAGGTTCGGCTACTACTACCTCATCTAATGATTATAAGATAACTTTTAATATATATGAACCGCAAGGATTTTCATTAATAACAAAATTAACTAATGCATCAGATCACTTAAGATCCGTTAGTAAAGTAAAAAACTTTAATAAACAATCTAATCCAACTAGACACTTTTTTATTCTAGGTTTACGTTTTCAAGGGTACGACGAAGCCGGACAAGTTCTAACAAAAAAAACATTCCCTCAGGATAATTTTAATTCAGATTCAGGTGGAGTGTTTGAAAGATTTTTTGACATTGAAATTAGAAGTTTTAAATTTAAACTTGACGGAAAAGTAACAGTTTATAATATTGAATCAGTAGTTATTGGTCCGGGTACAGCTATGGGCGTTAAACGAGGTAGAATAGATAGTGGAGCGACAGTTCAAGGAGAAACCGTAGATCAAGCATTGCAAGGAAAGGACGGATTATTAACAAAATTAAACAAACAATTAAAAGAACGGGCAGATGCAGATCCAAACAAAGTAAGTGTACCATCAGAATATAAATTAGTTTACGTGGGCCCGGGTACAAAAGAATTGATAGGCGACTCACCAATTGTTAACATAACCAATTTGGTTAAAAATACATGGCCAATGGGTGAGGGAATACAAGATATTAGAGGGGTGAATGAAAATGCCTCAGTTAGATTACTTCCTAATAGTAATCAACGTAATATTACATGGAAAAATGGAGTAAGCATAATGCAAGCAGTACAAGATATTATCACTCAAAGTGATTATATGCTTGACGCATTAACTGCAATTATACCTAATCAAGAAGAACCAAATCCAAAACCAAACAGTGAAAGCAAAAAGAGAGGTACAAAAACACCCGGTATATTTAGATGGTATAATCTAAGTGCAGAAGTAAAGGTTAAAGAGTTTGATACTTCAATTAAAGATTTTGCATATGAAATTACATATATCATTCAACCGTATGATACTCCTTATGTAAGAAGTAAACATTTAACCGCCACTAAAGAATATTACGGAGCACATAAACGATATGATTATTGGTATACTGGAAAAAACTCAGAAATATTATCATATGAACAAACTATGAATAACGCATTTTTTAATGCTACTTTAAATCCCGGGACCGCAACTGGTAACGATGATGTTCCTAGTAGTCCAGGAAAATATACTAATGAAACTAAAACTACACTGTTGAATACGAGTAAACAAGCACAAAATTCTGTATTAGCTAGCTTATTTAGTGTAGCCGACTATGCTCAGGTTAAGCTTACTATTATGGGCGATCCGGATTATTTAATGACCGAGTCATCTGGTAGTCCTAATGCGGTATATCGTCAATTTTATGGTCAAGATTTTACTATTAATCCAAACGGTGGCCAAGTTTTTATTGAGATTGATTTTAAAGAAGCAGAAGATTATGGTACAAATGGGTTGTTAACGATCAATCAATCCGTATTGTTTTGGAATTATCCCAAACAAATAAAAGATATTGTTAAAGGTATTAGCTATGTTGTAGTACAAGTACAGCATAGTTTTAGTAAAGGTAAATTTACACAAGAATTAACATGTAGAATTAATCCGTTTAATAATTACAACGATCCAGAACTATATCGTTCTACTGCATCAGATCCTAATACTAATATTGGTTCCGAAGGAGAAGCAGGCGTACGTACCTCAGAAACACAAGGCGGTGGAGTTGATAAAACACAAACTGCTGGTAATACTGGACTCAAAGGAGACCCGATAGTACAACCGGTAAATCCTGAATTAGGAAATCAAGGCGGTACTTCTAATCAACCATCCGTTCTAGCTAGCTCACCTAATGATGATAGAGATCCACCACCAGCTGTTGTTATAGCAAGTCAAGGAAGAGAGCCACCTGAATCAGGTAATAGATTAAATCCTATAACAAAAGAAGTGTCTGGAAATGAAGCTTAACTTAAAGAAATATTATGGAATACGATGGATTTAAACCCCGCGGGGAGACAAAAGCAAATAAGGCCGATGCCGGTGGTGCAGCACTACGTAACCTACCATTATTTGGTATTGTAAAAAATAACATTGACCCTATTCGTTCAGGTAGATTGCAAGTTTACATTAGTGATTTAGGCGGACCTAATCCTGATGATAGTACAAGTTGGTCTACTGTAAGTTATATGAGTCCATTTTATGGTTTTACTACTCCATCAGGAGCCGACACCGGGTACGGAGAATATATAAAAAACCCGCACAGTTATGGTGTATGGAATAGCCCACCTGATCTTGGCACAACTGTTATTTGTGTATTCATTAATGGAGATCCTAATTATGGTTTTTGGATTGGATGTGTACCAGAACCAGATGCATTGCAAATGGTTCCTGCAATTGGTGGTACTGAAAATATTGTTGCAAATGCAGGAGAGGCAAAGGGATTGGGCGGAGCTGTTAGATTACCCGTAACTAATATTAATACTAATAATGCAGGAATAGCAAACAGTAATAAATTTTTAACTGATGCTAAACCTGTACACAGTTATGTTGCTAGTATATTAGCACAACAGGGATTAATTAGAGATCCAATTAGAGGTGTTATTGGCTCAAGCGCCCAGCGTGAAAGCCCAAGCCGGGTTGGTTGGGGAGTAAGCACACCGGGACGTCCTATATATGAAGGTGGTTTTACTGATGAAACTATTGCAAAGGCGGCAACAAGTGGTAAATCAACTGGATTAAAAGTTGTTGCTCGTAGGGGAGGACATACTTTAGTAATGGATGATGGAGATATATTAGGTCGTGACCAATTAGTAAGACTACGTAGTAGTTTAGGGCATCAAATATTAATGAGTGATGATGGTCAATGTCTACACATTATTCATGCTAATGGACAAAGTTGGATTGAATTGGGTAAAGAAGGTACAATTGATATGTACTCTACTAATTCAGTTAATATAAGAACACAGGGTGACTTGAATCTACATGCTGATAATAATATTAATATTAATGCAGCCAAGGCATTAAACATAAGTGCCGATACAATTGCAATTAGTAGTGAAAAAGAAACCACACAAAAAGTTGGAACAGATTTTAGTTTATATGCTTCTGGTACGTATACAACCAAAGTAGATGGTAAGATGAGTTTTGCTAGTGCAGCCGACTCATCATTTTATAGTGATGCTATAACTTATTTTAATGGCAGTAAAATTAATTTAAATACAGGAGCATCAAGTTTAGTTCCGCAAGAAGTAAAACCATTACCAATAGTTGCACATACTGATACATTAAATGATGCTACTAAGGGTTGGGTGGCAGCACCAGGCAAATTATTAAGTATTGTAAGCAGAGCACCAGCTCACGCTCCATGGGCAAGTGCAAGTCAAGGGGTTGATGTTAAAGTTAATAATAATGCAAGCGCCGCATTACCGGCTGCACCGTCCCCGGCAGTAGCAGCCGCAAATGCAGGTGCAGGTGCACCAACTAATCCAGTAACGGCTGCTGTTGCTTCTACGGTACCCCCATCATCAGCAATTAGTGCGGCATTAGATAAGAATGTAACGGGTACAATGGTTGCTCAATTATCCACATTAGCCGCAACAGGTCCGGCAGCAGCCGCAGTTAAATTAGGTGCAGGTATAGTACAAACAGCAGCCGGTCCAGTAGCGGCTATTGGCGCAATGGCACAAAGTGCGGCCCAACTTGAAGCAGGAGGATTTATTAAACCTGGCGCGGCAGCATTAGTTGACAATCTAGTACAAGGTGGTAAAACAGTACAGCAGGCATTAACACCTAATTTGTTTACAGGCAAAGACGGTGCGGCAAGCTTAACTAGCTATGTAAATAATCCAGTGGCACAAGTTGCTGGAGCAGTACAGACGTTACAACAAGCACAATCAGCATTAACAACAACTGGTTTAATTACTGGTAAAGAATCAGGTACATCAATTGCCGGATTAGTAATGTCAACAGCAACAGCCGGAATACAAAATACTGTTAATTTAGTTAGCAATGCATCCGGTGCACTAACAGGTGCAGTAAACGGAGCTTTATCAAATGTAGTTGGCTCTGCAACAGGAGCATTGAACAGTGTGTTAGGCTCAGCCGCAAGTTTAGTTTCAGCAGGTAATTTTGCTGGTAACCTAGCATCAACTGTAACGGGTGGATTAAGTAGCATTGCAGGAGCATTGGGTGGAATGGCAAAAGGTGCTGTTGCGGGTATAGCAGGTTTATTAGACAGTGCTAAAGGTGTAGCCGGCAGTGCATTTGCGGCAATAAGTGGCGCTTTACCAACATTAAAAGCAGGTGTGCCTCAAAACATTAAAGATATAACTGAAAAAGCACAAGCTGCCGCACAAGCACCTGCATCTACGTCATTGACGGGAGCCTTAGTATCAGTAACCGGGGCATTAGGTGCAGTTACAGGTGGATTAACCGGGGCATTAGGTGCAGTTACAGGTGGATTAACCGGGGCATTAGGTGCAGTTACAGGTGGATTAGCAAATGTTACAGGCGCAATTAATAATACAATTGGCGCCGCCGGCGGATTAATTAAAACTGCATTAGGTTCAACATCAAATTTATCTACTGGATTAGGAGCATTACCGGGTGGCGCAGGAGCAGTTGCCTCAATAGTCAATAATGCCGCCGGCGCCCTTAATAGTGTACCGGGTATTTCCGCAGTAACAGGTTTAATTGGAAAAGCATCGTCTATAACAAGCGGCCTATCTGGTTTGGCATCAGTAAATCCGTTAGCATCCTCAGGCGCATTAACTGCTATCACAGGCGCAGCCGGAACATTAACAAAAGGATTGGATGATTTAAAGAGTGGTAAACTATCATTAGCATCATTGGCATCTGCTGGATTACCAGCTGGTGCGGCCGCACAATTAAATGCCGCAATTAGTTCAATGAGTTCAGGTGGGGCTGTACAAATTAAGTTACCTACCGTAGCTATTAATACAAATGATAGAGGAGAATTAACGCAATCAATAACAGCACTATTGGGCAGTGCAAAAATTCCAATGCCAAACTTTGAAGGTAACCCAGCTACATTGGGTAAAACAATGTCTGAAGCTGATGTTGCAGAATATGACAAAGCAACGGCAGAACTTAATAACCTTAGTGATAAACGATTTGATTTAATCAAAGACCTAAGGAACGCTCAAGGTGCTCTTAGAAAAGCTAAAGAAGAATTACCGGCCGGTGATCCTGGAATTGCAAGTGCAGAGGCAGCATATAATACTGCTAAAGAAAATATAACTAATTTAGATAAACAACGTGAAGAATTGAAGAAAGCCGTATTTGAGGTTACTACGGGTAATAAGCCCATGACAGCATAACATAAATACAGTAGAGGATAAGAATATGCCATCATACATTGGGTTCAGTACAATTAACGCTAATAAACCACGCTCTACTAATTTGCCGGCCGGTCTTGCAGGTGGAGTAGGTTCTATGGTACAACCAGTTATACCTGGAAAAAAATACAGATTAGTAGATGAAGCACTTGTAATACAAGATTTTATTAACTCATTAAATATTCAACAGGGACAAAAAGTAGGTAATCCTAGCTATGGCACTACTCTTTGGAGTTTTGTATTTGAACCAAATACATATGATGTACAGAATCAATTAGAGATAGAAATTAGACGAGTTGCCAATCAAGATCCAAGACTAATACTTAATACTGTTAGTGCATTCCCGCAAGAAAACGGTATATTAATTGAGGTAGAAATGGCTGTTACCCCATTTAATAATGCACAAACACTTAGTGTTTTCTTCAACAACAGCACAAATACAGCAGTAATTCAATAATCTTCCAAAAGTGATGTTTTCATTTAAGATAAATACTTAAAAGAGAATACCACTATGGCTACAAGTTCACGACAATCAGCACTATTCGGCGTAAATGACTGGAAGGCAATTTACCAAACCTTCCGTGAGGCAGATTTTCGCAGTTACGATTATGAAACATTGCGTAAAAGTTTCATAGATTATATACGTGTTTACTACCCGGAAACTTATAACGATTATATTGAATCAAGTGAATTCATTGCGTTAATGGACGTAATGGCGTTTATGGGACAAGGTCTAGCTTTCCGCAGTGATTTGAATGCCCGTGAAAACTTTATTGATACAGCAGAACGTAGAGATAGTGTTATTAAATTAGCAAACCTAGTCAGCTATACGGCAAAACGTAGTTTAGCTGGACAAGGATATATTAAAGTTACTAATATCCAGACTAGCGAAAACATCACTGATTTAAATGGATTCAATTTGAGTAATCAAACCGTTCTTTGGAATGATCCTGCAAATGTTAATTGGTTGGAACAATTTAATACAATTATTAATGCTACATTAATTAACACACAACGTATTGGACGTCCAGGTAATACTGCTCAACTTTCAGGAATCAAAACTGAAGAATATACTATAAATATTCCTCTGGGTAATTTACCAATTATTCCATTCACTGCGGTAGTAGATAACCAAGCAATGAATTTTGAATTAGTTAGTTCAACTACATTAAATGAAGATTATGTATATGAGATACCTCCTGCTCCTAGTGGCAAAATGAATATGGCTTATCGTAACGATAAGTTAGGTTACGGTAGTCCAAATACAGGTTTCTTCTTTTATTTTAAACAAGGTACTTTACAGAATTTTGATTTTAATTTAGCACAGCAAATATCTAATCAAGTAGTTGATATTGCTAATATTCAGGGAGTTAATAACACAGATACTTGGTTATATCAATTAAGTACAGATAATAATTCTACCGTCAATAGAACATTATGGAATCAAGTAGAGAATGTATATGCAGATGCCTATTTGCAAACAGAAAATAGTGTACGCAGAATTTTCTCAGTGGCTTCCAGATTTAACGATCAGGTTAGTTATACTTTTGGTGATGGAGTATTTTCCGAGATTCCAGTTGGAACATTTAGAGCATATGTACGTGCAGGTAATGCATTGACATATACTATTAATCCAACTGAGATGCAAAATCTATCAGTTGCAATAAGTTATATTAGTAGGCTAGGACGAACAGAAACACTTACATTAGGATTAGAATTACAGACACCAGTGTCAAACGCACAGGCTAGAGAATCATTAGCAAATATTAAACAACGTGCCCCTTCCCGCTACTACACTCAAAATAGAATGGTTAATGGAGAAGATTACAACAATTTTCCATATACATTATATAGTTCTATTATTAAAAGCAAAGCTATTAACCGTAGTTCTGTTGGTGTGTCAAAAAACTTAGACTTACTAGATCCAACCGGAAAATACTCCAGCACAAATTCATTCTCAAGTGATGGCGGTATGTATCAAAGTGATGCGGATGGTAATATATTATTAACCATCAATACGTCCGGTGATATTATTACTTTCTTAACAGATACATTAGGTGCACTATTAGCAGATAATCGTGCTAGACAATATTATATACAAAATTATCCTAGATACGCAGTAGGTCCACAAATAGATACTACTCTAGTACAAGATCCAGGAGAAGGAACAGTATATTGGAAAGAACAAACGGTTGATGCTAGTAGTTTAACTGGTTATTTTTACAACATTAATGGTAGTGATAATACTCCTATACCAGTAGGAACGTATTCTACTTACAATATGAAATACGCTACCAAAGGTGCAATGATAAAATTTACTGCACCTGCTGGATATTATTTTAGTGACACAAATCGTTTAATAGCTGGCATTGCTAGCCCATCTAATAAAACTTATATATGGACTACTGTATTAAATGTAGTAGGTGACGGATATAATAATGGTGAAGGTGCATTCAGTAATGGATTAGGTCCAGTTACATTAAATGGTTATGTACCGCAAGGGGCAATCGTATCTACGATATTACCTGCGTTTGATAACTCATTACCTAATATAGTAATACAAGAATGTATTGTTAGAATGGAATTAAATCAAAGCTTTAGTTTAATATTTGATAATAGTTTAACTATAGCACAAGATCGATGGAGTATTGGTACATATGATGCTAGTAATTATTTTGTAAACATCTTGAGTTTAGGAAACAATCGTTATAGTATTTCGTATCGATCATTGGCATATTATTTTGGCAGTGTGGCTGACACACGTTTTACATTTGAAAGTGGTAAATTAGTGTATGATCCTTTTAGTGGAAAAATATTACAAGACTTTGTTAAAGTATTAGCAACTAATACACAACCTAGTAGTAACTACCCACTAGCAACACCGATAACATCAAGTATTATTGGACAAACAGTTGAGAGTGACGGATATGTAAATGATTTTGAAGTTGAAGTAGCAAGTATTGATGTTAATGATAGAACACTTGTAAGTAACCCAGACTTCTTTACAGAAGTAACAGGTTATGTTAGTGGTAATACTAATATAGGAATTTACACGTTTTTTGTATTGTTACAAGATGCGGTCAATCTCTCACGTTATCAATTAATAGCATCAACTGATGTAGTGTATATCTATTCAACTAAAACACAAATTGAAATAGTTAAGTATGAGTATCCAGAAGGTCAATTGTTCTATGCATTTACTGATAATTTATTTTATACAACGATTCAAGATCAAACAGTTAACACACCATTTTATATTGTAACTGAACAACCACAATATATTATGAAACCGGGGCGCCAAGGACTACAATTTCAATATCGTCATAATAGTAATAACACAACACGTATTAATCCAGCAACTACAAACATTATTGATTTGTACGTAGTGACACAGGCTTATTATACAGCTTATCAAAATTGGTTACAAGATATAACTGATACAGTACCAATACCAGACAAACCAACAATTAATGAACTAACACAAGCTTATGGAACATTAAATGATTATAAGATGTTAAGTGATAGTATTATTTTAAATAGTGTAGTATTTTTACCATTATTCGGTCCTAAAGCTCCTACACAACTAAGAGCAACTGTTAAAGTTATTAAAGCAGGTAATACAAATGCAAGTGATAGTGAAATACGTAGTGCTGTCCTTACGGCCATGAATATATATTTTAATATTAACAATTGGAATTTTGGAGACACTTTTTATTTCAGTGAATTAAGTGCTTATTTACATGCCCAAGTAGGAAATTTAATAAGTTCTGCTGTATTGGTTCCAAATGACCCTACAATGAGTTTTGGAGATTTATATGAAATTAAATCAGCACCATACGAAATATTTGCCAATGGAGCAACAGCAAATGATGTTCTTGTGATTGCAGCACTTACACCAGCACAGTTACAAATAAGATAAGTAATATATAACCATAGAGAGAAATAATGG